GGTGCGCCGTAGCATCCTCTCACAGGAGCGTTTAGTACAATAAACAAAGCAGGTGGAAACCGCTGGAGTATACCTTGTTTATTGATTTATTGAACCCCGATCACACCATAAGGCGCAAAACGGGTCGAGGGCATTTCGTGCCGCGTGTTACTAAAATGTATAACATGTCGCGCTAACTACTTGAATTTGAAATACGTTACTAACCGCATACAGCCCCTTGGGGCATGGATGGGGCAAACTCTGACAACTTCTGGTTTAGTATAGACACTTGCTCAGCACTGCTTTCTGACATCCATTTTCCGTAGACCTTAAAGACCATCTGAGCGTTAGCGTGTCCCATTTGGGTTGCTATAAAGCTTGGGTTGGCTCCGGCAGACAACGACCAGCATGCATAGGTATGTCGTGACTGGTATGCATTACGGTAACGGATCCCCGCACGTTTAATGACCGAGGCCCAGATTTTATTAATGGAGTTCACCGCATAGTGATATCCTGTATGAACACCACGCCGGGTACACTGAGGACTGAAAACAAAGGTGCAGGGGTGAATGACTGACCGGCCATATTCCCGTAACTTCACTTCAATCTCATACTGTCTGCCCAGGCGTGTTAGTTCGGCCTGACTTTTAAGGGCTTCGATTGCTGGTTTGATGAGAAAAATCACCCTGTCAGTTCCCGCCTCGGTTTTTGGCAGGGTGAACTCATCAGTTTGGGTGTGATTGCGCTTGACCGTTAACGTACCAGCTTTCAAATCAATGTCCTCCCACGCAAGCCCGCACAGCTCCCCATGCCTCATGCCTGTATAAATCGCCAGCGACCATAAATTCTTCAATTGCTGGTGTCGGCATGCCTCTATAAACCTGATAAATTCATCTCGGCTGAGTGGATCTGGATCGGCTTTCGCCTTCTTTAGCCGGTTAATTCCACTAAACGGGTTTTGCTTTATATATCCGTTATCCTGCGCAAACTGAAAAATTCCAGACATAAGAGTCATGTAGTTGTTTACGGAAGGCGCTTTTCTTCCCTTAACCGGTGTGCGATATCCCTTCTTCATGACCTGGTAACCAGTCAGTAGATCTTTCCGGATGAACAGCAAATCTTCGGTTGTTACCGCTGATACAAGTTTTCTCCCCCCCAGGCGGGGGAGCATATTCTTGATAATTGACTCGTAGCGACTCATGGTATTTGTGCTGATCTCCATTCTTTTCAGCTCCACCCACTTATCGGCGAGTTCTTTCACCGTGATTTCCTTTCCGGATTGCCCGAAGCGGGCAAGGTTGGGTGAATCCGGAAACTGCTTTGCATAGTCAAACTTTCCCATGCGAATAGAGAAGCAGACCGACGTTCGCAGATCTCCGGCAACCTTCCGGTTTTTAGCGGTATCAGGAACGCCAAGGTTTTCTCTGACTCGCTTACCATTATATTTGAACCATATGCGGAGTGAACCGCCATGATTCTCAACGCCCGTTGGATATGAGGTTTTACTCATAATTTCCTCCTGACGTCCAGGAGCCATACAAGCTTACCTTTTTCATCGAACCCGATCACCATATTGGTTGTTTTTGTGCTGCAACCCATGCGTCAACCGCTTTACGGTTGTACATGCATTCGCTAGTGGGCTTTGGTTCCCCGTCTGGTGAAACGTGCTTATATTCCCGGCCAAGAAGCCAGGAGTTTTTTCGCGCTCGAGCGATAGTGCCGGGCTTCAAGCCGGTAACGGCAATCAGTAGTTGCTCGGTAACCCATTCGTTCGGTTCCACCTGAATAATCGTCTGCATATCCACCTCAAACTGTTTTTGTGAAACCAGCCCTGATCACGCTTTTTGCAATGGCGGCCGGATCTGCTTCATGCAGTTCATCGTCTCCGCCCAGCACCGCTTTCATCAGCTCATTTTGCAGAACACTGTCATAATCTCGCGGCCAGAAGTCTGTCGGCATCTCAAGCGAGTTACAGTACAAAAAGACGCTAATCGTTATCTTTGCGGCTTCTTCTGCAGTCCGTTCCGGCTGGCGATAGCCAGCCTCCCAAATGGAGTCAGTAATGGATGATGGATCACCGTTAGCTGCCTTAATCAGTTTCACAAGTTCGAATACATTTGATTCACTCACCGGAAGCCTCCAATTTGTCGGTTGCATAACGGACGCAGCGAGCGAAAGAAGAGGGCGTAACAATCTCCCGAAGCTCAGCAATGAGATATTCATTGTGTTGCTGGCGATTCTCTTCGTTCTTTTCTTTTTCTTGCTGACGGAGGACTGCAAGTTGTGCAGTAATAAGGCGACGCTTCGCTTTCACCGCGCGCAAGGCCTTTTCCGCACTTTTCCTCCATGAACTAAATTCAGCGCTGCTGGTTGATTGATCGAGCTGATGCTCAATACTCAACTGTGCACGCTCAGCGTTGACCAATTGCTCCAGGCAAACGGCAATGGTGCTCAGATTGCTGGTATCAATAAGGACTTTCTGCATCATTCTGATGTCTCCTGTTCAGCGGCAATAATCGCATCCACCATTCCCAACATCGTGGCAGTCATGTCGTCGTAATCCTCCCAGTCAACATCATTCAAAAAGTGCTTTACACATACCGGAGTAATCTGTGCCAGCAGATGCTGGCGATATGTCATACCGAGCGCCGTTGCATTGCTAGGGCATGGTAATGCCGTGCGCTTTTCCGTCAGGCTGGCAATCTCTTTACTGCTCATCGTTGGCTGCCGGCTGGCATTGTTCATTTCAGTTTTCATAGCCATCATTTTTCCTTAATGCGTAATGGATTTAACTGGCAGGTCTTCACCCGCACGAAGACGAACAGCAACATCGGTGAATATTTCATCCAGAAATTCGTTAAACCATGAATGACTACTCTCGTTCAGGCGCTGGTCATTGGCGTGGTAGAACTGGTAAACAGCGATATAGCGATCCGCTGGTTTGTACCGGATAAGGTCTTCCTCCACGTACTTAATCAAAACGTTCTCGATAAGTTCTCTCGTAAGACCCAGGGCTGTCCCGCCCTCCCGGAATACATAGTCACCTTCACGAAACCCAAAGCGTTTACCACATTCAATGAGGTACAGAAGCGCTACGGAACCGCGCATGTGAGCACAAACGGATTCAGCCCATTCCTGCTGTTCTGCGGTGGTCAGCGAGCTATTACCGTAACGATTTTCATCCAGCATCCATGACGGAACGCTGCAGCCATCCCGTTCGCTCAGATCTTTTAGCCGGGCAACCAGGCGTTTAATTTTTGCTTTTTCGATATCGTTCATTTTCTGTCCTTAACTTTTGAGTAGCGCTCATGACTCATTACTTCCCAGCTTTGGCCGCCGTCGCGTGACAGCAGCCGCCAGCGTCGGTTAACCCGAAGGCTCAGATTTCCTGAGCGATGCATGCGGCAAGGGTGAACCCGTCTGTTTCTGTACTGGCGTAGAACGAAAACCGCCTGTTCATGCACCCACTCAGGAATGCGTATTGCTGTCAGTGCCACAGGTACCGTCCTTTAATTCCCGCTGGATGGGGTAACAGTCCATCCGAACTTACGGGCCAGTTCGATAAACCCGTCCAGGGTGAGAATCATCTCGGCGTCAGTAAGGCGACGTTCAGAGACCAGCCCGTTTTGCAGATACACCAGTACACGACCGGAGAAGTCCGGGGAGACGTGCAGGTCAACTGTCCGCACTGGCAACGGAATTGAAACGCCGTCGCGCACAAACGTTTTCTGGTTAGCATGCATTCTGGAGCCTCCGTTTTTTCATCGCTTCTTCGGCCAGGGTTTCAATTAACGCATCCATGAAATACACGGCATCAGGCGTTAATTTGCTTCTGCCGATGCAGTCGGCGTAATGTCCCGAAATAATGGTTTCCGCTTCGGCGCGTCTATGCGTGTCGTAAATCATTCCTTCGAAGAGCTTTATTAACGCTTTCGTTAATACTTCTTCGGATAACTCAACCGGGAATAAAGCTCCGTTATCCAGTTTTGCCATCTGAATATTGCCGCCCGTTCTGCGCATAACAGAATCCAGCTTTGCTTGTACAAGTCGGCGGCGACGGGTTTCAATCAGGCTTTTTTTATCCATTTCGATTATCTTCTTCTAATTTCATAACGATTTCTTCTTCGCGTTCTATCCAAGTATTAATTTGAGAAGAAAGGTCATATACCAGAGCGCATAAAGTTTTTAACTGAAAGTGGTCTAGTTTTTCGTGGTATTCAAAAAGTGTTTGTGATAACCCTGCAAGGTTTTCAGCAGTGATGTTTATTTGCTGAATATCTTGACGCTTTAATTCATGCATTATTACCTCCCATACGCTTTACGAAGGAAAATCACTGCTATGCTCCAATATCCAGCCGCTGCCATTAATTTGGCAGTGTGAAATGATTTCTTATCTTTTATGCAAGTCATTTATCATATGCCTGATTATCTGTTTCATTTGCATAGACAAGCCCGTTATTGGCTTTAGAAATTTGCTCGGCTTCATCAATATTAAAGTGCACGTTGCTATTTTTAATTAAGGTAAACAAAATTTCTTCAATAACCGAAAAGAATCCCGCCGCCTGACCGTTAATTGAATCATTTGCACCTATCGATATCATTTCTATGACCACTCTTGACAGCGTTGATGGCCCGATATCATTTCCAGATCTTGACTCTTCCTCTAAGTGCTTAATCCAGATTTTTGCAAGCGCACATCCAGTTGTACATCCACCTCCATAACCTCCCTCAGATGGTACATTCCAAAAACTATAGCCAAGCAATAATTTTGATTTCCCACCAATAAATGGAAGTCTATGTAAAGGAATCGAAGCTTTTTTGTTGAGCTTTAACATTGCTTAATCCTCAGGATGATACAATCCACAACTTACAAGTCGTTTTTTGTGATTAATTATTTAAAATAACTTAATGCTCGAACATCTTTTTAATATCTTTGTGAGTATCTAAAATTGCTTTAGCTTCGTCACAAGCTTCATTGTAAGAATTAAAAAAATCCAAAAGGACAAATTTATTTCCTTGCCGTTTGTAGAGGGCAAATTCAATTTCATCAGCAAGAATAGTTTCTAATTGAAAATCGAAACCATCCTGATACGCCTGTGCGGGCTTCGAGTAAGCCCAGTGTGTAGAACTGGCATTAAGTTTTTCACAAACGTTAAACTTCTTGTTATTTGCTTTTGGTGGGAGGATAGATCTCATTTCATTGGCTCCGTTGTTTGCCGTTGAAATGAATATAACCGCTAGTTCTTTTAATGTAAACACCGCAGGTTCTAATAAAATAGAATTTGCGGTTATGTTAATGATATATATAGTGATATTTTTACAGGCCAGCCACTTGATGTGTGGCTTAGGGTAAAAAAAAGCCCGGATTTACCGGGCTTGATATCAAATGACAGTTTTCATTAGACGAGCATCATTTTTGTTTGTATAGCTACACCTATAATGCGGCAATTACCATTAACTGACACAAGCGGCCATTGCGGATTAAGGCCTTTGAGATACCGCTGTCCACCATCGATCACAAGCTTTTTGAATGTGGCCTCGTTTGAATCTTCAAGCTTGGCGATAACTAAGCTCCCGTTAACTGCTTCCCGGCCTGTATCAAACAGGACATAAGTTCCTTCCGGGATACTTAATCCCAGAGGCGCTGTCATTGAATCCCCTTCCACATAAAGCCAAAAACCATCACCTTGAATGTGCGCATCTGATTCTAGCCAGAGCTCTACATCTTTGAGGGAATAAGCTTCTACAGCCTCACTCCAGGCCCCTGCCTGGACACTGCTCAATACTGGATATTTATTTCCAGGCCGATAAATACCCGCATAGGTAACGTTCGATTTTGTCAGTTGCTTTGCTTCATTGGCTAATGCCGGACTAAAATCCTCAACCTTCACATTTAGTATTTCTGCCAACTCTATAGCTCGTTTTAGGTTCAGGGCATTTTTCCCTGACAGAATCTGCGCCACGGCGCTCTGGCTAATTCCGAGCTTGTCAGCTAGCAACTCCTGAGAAAGCCCCAGATCTTTTTTCTTGCTTTCATAAATCGTCTTAAGGCGTTCAGCAGCTAGCAGTTGTTCTGCAGTTAATGGTTTTTTTTTCATCAAAATCTCCTCTCAAAATAAAATTATCACCGCAAGGAATATTAATCAATAACCGCTAGTGTTGCAATAAAAAGAACTAGCGGTTATATTTGGTTCAGGAGGAGATTATGAAAAAACTTACGCTAAGAGAATTTGCAGAGCAGGTAGGTCAGGTTAAAGCCGCCAGCAAGCTGGGAATCCGTCAAAGCGCCATAAGTAAGGCGCTGAGATTGAAAAGAAATATTTTTGTGGAGGTTAATCCAGATGGGACGGTAAAAGCTGAGGAAGTTAAGCCATTCCCCACACAGAAGGCAGCCATTTAACCGGAGGTTTTATGTACCCGGATTATGTGCAGATTGAAATGCCCGCTCGATACAGCCAGGCAGATGCGGAGTGGATTCAGGAACAGTTGCTCCGGCTGCCACCTTCGCTTAGGCGGAAATTCGCTCAGCGATACGCGGAAGTATATGAAGTTAAATTTGAGGCTGAGCCTGTTTCTTTCCGGCAGGAGAACCGGGCAAGGCATGAGGCCAATACACGGCTTCGCAAATTTGTAAGAACGCACGGGCGTGCAATTCAGGGGTACACGGCTGAGCCGCCCCTGGCAGGAACGCAGTAAGCGGGACTGAGGATAACCGGACTTAAAGGCGTCTGGTTGCATGTCGGCTTAAAGATGCCGGGTGCTGGTGGCTGATTCTTCGATTGTCTGTTTTTTATCTTTGTACCAGCTTGCGAGTACATGAGATGGGGAAGAGGGAAGAGGGGGGTAAGGGGGGAGATGGGTGTTAGGGAAGGGAAGGCATCCTTTTCCAACAGACAACTCCATGGGTTAGGTGGGTACCGATCTAAGAGACAGGCTTTAAAACGGCGTTGTACTAGTTATCTGATACACACCCATAGCCAAATCAGATCGGGAATCGTTCTTCCTGGAATAGCGGATTTAGAAGGTGGTGGTGATGCTGAATATCAAACCCAATTTCGCACAGGAACGCGGACTGAGCATGCTGCGCCTTGGCTGGAAGGCATACAACTCTTTCATGGTCTACGCGCCAACTGGTAGCGGTAAAACCGGGCTGGCAGCATTCATCACTGCGGGTCATGTCAGTCGTGGTAAACGTGTTCTGTTCGTCGCTCCATATACCGTCTTATTACGTCAGACTGCCAGCCGTTTTGTCAGTTATGGACTCGATGCTGCTGATATCGGGCTCGTATGGGCTGAGGCTGAGAAAAGCGAGATTGACCCGGATCGCCTGATTCAGATCGCCAGCGCGGACACATTGATCCGTCGGGATTTTCCTCAGAATATTGATCTGCTGATTATCGATGAAGCACACCTGCGCAAACGTCGAATCCTGAAAGAAATTGAGCGCCTGACCTCCGAGACGAGGGTCAAGGTTATCGGTTTATCCGGGACGCCATTCTCTCCCTGGCTGGGACGCTATTACCAACACCTGATTAAACCTACAACTATCAGCGAACTGATCCAGCGGGGAGATCTGAGTCAGTTTGAGTTCTATGCACCGACAAAGCCCGATCTGAAAGGCGTAAAAACGTCCTCATCAGAGGAGTACGGCAGCGACTACAACGAAAGCCAGTTGTCAGAAATCATGTGCGGATCAGACCTTGTGGGCGACATCGTGGACAACTGGCTGCGTAATGGTCGCGACCTCCCAACCGTGGCGTTCTGTGTCGATAAGGATCACGCCAACTTCGTTACCATGCAGTTTGTAAGAGCGGGCATTAACGCAGAAGTCATGGTAGCAGAGACCCCTCACGATGAACGGCAGGTGATGATCCACCGTTTCGAAACGGGCGCCACAAAAATTATCGTCAGCGTCGGTGTGCTGGTGGCCGGGTTCGACAGTGACGTGCGCTGCGTTATCTACGCCCGCCCGACAAAGAGCGAGATCCGCTGGCTACAGGCAATTGGTCGCGGACTTCGCACAGCACCTGGAAAAAGTGCCTGCCTGATATTTGATCACAGCGGAACGGTTCACCGCCTCGGCTTCCCGGATGCTATCGAATATGACGAACTGCCATCTAAAAGCGACGGCATGAAAGAGTCAGCAGCCCGCGCAATCGAAGAGCGGGAAGAGAAGCAACCGAAAGAATGCCCGGATTGCCATTTCATGAAGCCTGCCGGGGTATACGTCTGCCCTAAATGCGGGTTCAAACCTCTGGTAGGCGAAGACGTGCAGACCGACACACAGCGCAATATCAAAAAGCTCAAAAAGGGCGAAAAGGTTTACACCAAATCCGATAAACAGTCCTGGTGGAGTCAGATCAAGTTCTACCAGCGCCAGCGCGCATCGATGGGTAAGCCCGTGAGCGATGGCTGGTGTGCCCATACCTTCCGCGACAAATTCAACGAGTGGCCGAACGGTCTTAGTGACTTTCCTATGGAGATCACGCCAGACGTCAGCAACTACATAAAACACAAACGTATCGCCTTTGCTAAAGGCCGGGAGAAATCCGCACAGAATGCAGCCGGGTCGCCTGCCGACTGCGCAGAGGAAACACAAAAAATCATCAGAGCAAAACATCAGATGGCAGATATCCGCAGCATGTTGGGGAGAAAAAGCGCGTGAAAACATCAGAAGCAGCAAAAGGCCGGTGGTCAGAGATTTTTGAATATTACGGGCTTCCGCCTGTTACGGGTAAAAACCATTTCAAGGGTGAATGCCCGGTGTGCGGTGCGCGTGGAAAATACCGCGTCGATGACAGAGACGGATCGGGTTCATGGATTTGTGTCTGTGGTAGTGGTGATGGTATGTCACTGCTGGTTAAAACTCAGGGGAAGAGTTTCAGCGCAATCAGCACGGAAGTGGATCAGATCATTGGTAACGATTACCGCCACGAAAAGATTCCGGTACACAGCTCAGCCGCCAGATTACGCCAGCGTACCATCAGTAAGTTTGCAAAGCTGGCGCCGTTACGAGGCACTGCGGGTGCTGGTTATCTGCAACACCGTGGAATTACCAGACTCCCCGCAGATGCCATCAGGTTCTGCGATAAGCAGCGTCACGCAGGTAAGGTCTATCAGGCGCTTTATGCGCTTGCCACGGATGACAAGGGTGAACTGTGTTACCTGCACCGCACGTTACTGGAGGGCGAACATAAGGCACCCCTCGGAGAAAGTGCCAAACGCCAGAAATCCATGCAGGAAGAGAACTATCTTGAATACGCCCGCTCTGTGGCTATCCGCATGTTCCCTGTATCCTCGACTCTCGGTATTGCTGAGGGTATCGAGACGGCACTCTCCTGCTATCAGATTTATGGCGTGAATACCTGGGCGGTAATGAACAGTAACTTCATGAAGAAATTTCGCGCACCGGCCGGGGTAAAACACCTTGTCGTTTTTGCTGATATGGACAGGCATTCGGCGACGGGCCAGGCAGCCGCATTCGAGTGCGCCCATGCCAATTTGCTCGCAAAAAACGACCTTTTGAAAGTCAGCGTGCGCTGGCCCGATAACGGAGATTTCAACGACATGCTCCAGAACGGCGATCAGGTACGAGAACTGGTATTCACCAAAAAACAGCAGGTGGCCGCATGAAGATGGAATCAGGTCTCAAACATTTCAGCCCTCAGGGAATGCTCATCAATGATGATACGAAGAGCACCTCACCCGACCGACTTAACGGCACTGATATCATGTATGCGTTTGGAGCCACCAGCAGCCGCGCACGGTTCGGCCTGGCAGCATTCCTCGGAAAAGCTGGGGTCAGCAGGTCTGATGAGCAACTGGCGGTTCAGGCGCTGGCACGATACGCAATGGAGGCTGCGCCGAAGAACGTTCGCAAAGCTGCTGGTGGGCAATTCGGAAACTGTATGATGCTGCTCGCGCAATTCGCTTTCGCAGAATACTCACGCTCGGCGGCCAGCACAGCAACCTGCCTCCGTTGCAACGGCACAGGGAAAACCACCGCGACGCAGGTCACGCGTAAAGTATCCTACCCATGGGGGAAAGCGCCTTACTGGGCCAGTCGCTCCCGCGCTGTTCATCCGTCAGACTGGGAGCAATGGACAGAGGTAACGGAGATTGTCCCGGCCAAATGTGAAGCTTGCGACGGCAAGGGCCAGTTAAGCGCACGCTGCCGCTGTGGCGGAAAAGGCGAGGTGCTCGACCGCAAGGCGACAAAAGAAAAGGGGGCGCCGGTATTCAAGGTCTGTGAGCGTTGTAGTGGTAATGGTTTTACGGTCACGCCGTCCACAGTGGCTCACAAAGCAATCCTCAAATTCGTGCCTGACCTCCATGTCAGAACGTGGACAAGGAACTGGAAGCCATTCTATGAAGCGCTGGTGGATGTGTGCAACGCGGGCGAGAACAATGCAGCGCGAGAATTTGAACGTGTCACACGATAGCGAGCATATTTAGCATTTTCGAAACGTAGGGCTTGATTTTGTCCGAAGTTGTCTAGTATGCTTCTAATTATGGGTTCGTGCGTCTGAAACGAATAACCACCAAATTTAAGGCTCGCTTCGGCGGGCCTTTTTTCGTATTCAGGCCTCACTGACGGCGGCTCATTACCCAACCGTCAGGCGCTTGCGCAGAGGCCGCCTTCTTTGGTCGCTGGACCGTTCCCTCTACTGGTCTGGTTGTGATTGCTCCGGCGGCCGAAGCCATCCCGCGTCTGTGCCGACGCAAACATCAAACCGCAGAGCCTTTACAGAGGTGAGCCACAGGGAGTCTGACTCTCTGCGTACTCTCCCTGGGCACTGGCTCACCCCTTAAAGGAAAGTCCCATGAAGAAATCATTCACCGCTATTGCGGCGGTTCTCCTGTTTTCCAGTTTTGGAGCAACAGCCGCTGACATCACGATCACCACCGGGCAGCAGGGCTTAACGTACAACGCTGTGTATGGTGTGAACCTCGCCAGTGCGCTAAGCGAATATGGCTATAAATCGACAGTAGTCCCGAGCAAAGGCTCACTGGACAACCTTGATAAAGTCGCCAGCGGCGAAGCGCAGATCGGTTTCACCCAGGCTGATGCATTTCAGTTCTGGCGCAGCCGACACGGTAACGAAGCTCAGAAGGTCGACATCATCGGCGAGCTGGGCGATGAATGCGTGTTTGTGGCCGTGAAAGACGGCGGGAAGGTCGGCAGCGAAAGCGATCTGAAAGAAGGCATTAAAATCGCCGTGGGTGAACCTGCCAGCGGTTCTTATGCATCCTGGCAATATCTCCAGTCCCTCGAAAAGGATTACGCGAAAGTAGAGACCTACGCAAAAGGCGGCGTTCGTTCGCTGGCAAAAGTCACTACCGGGGAATATGACGCGTTCCTGTGGGTGTCAGCACCAGACCGCACGAATAAGTTTCTGGAGTCGGTAAACCAGAAGGGCAGCGGCCTGACGATGATCAGCATGAATGGCTGGAGCGTCGACGATAAGTTGCCAAACGGCAAAGCGGTTTATGAGCTGAAAAAGGCGGTCACTGAATCTGGCTGGCTCAGTGATTCAAAAGTGAAAGTGCCGTGTACTAAAACGCTGGTGGTCGCAAACACTGATGCCGGTGATGACATGCTGGAAACCGCATCAACTGTGCTGCTCAAAAACCTGTCCCGCGTGCTGGGCAGCAAATGATTAAGCGCGTTGGCTGGTGGACTCTTTTTATCGTGTCTCTGTTTATTGCCTGGCGGCTGGCTGGCGTACTGATGGATTTTGCTCTGCTGGGCATTTCCATCGTCATGCTGGTGGTCTGCTGGTACCGACCTTATAAAGCTAAAAAATAATACTGCACAAAAATCCCCTGTTGTATGGGGGGAGTGTGGAATGTTATGAAAAAAAACAGGAAGTGACGACACCGTACACTACCTGTGAAATACAGCAACACGTCTGGTTATATGTCTGTTAACGCCCGATAAATGTGGATCAGATCACGAAAATGTACAAAGCTAAATTTTGGTGAAATGCTTTTATACCCGTGGTAATGTATTTCTGTAATAAATCCAGATTTGCGGGGTGTGTAAGACAGGTTGCTGTTTCTGTAACTTACACCAACGGTACGCAACAGTCCTGCACCTTCGGAATACTTGGAATTATGCATAACAAATATAGAGATAACCCTGATTTATGACCTGTCCCGTGGCAGGTCTTTTTTTATGGCTAAGGCTGTTGCTTTGTTTGGACGATGAGTTTAACTCATTGACGAATTGGTATTGGCAATTTTACATTGTTGAGGTGGTGAATCCCCCTGTGCGGAGGGGCGTAAACAGTACCGGTTTTCCACTACGGTCTCATTAGCTAACGCGAGTCACGGTGGCTGACCAAAGACTCACCGGGAGGCACCCGGCACCACAGTATTCTCTGTTTTGTTATTTTTCTCTTTAGGCCTGCTCCCTGCGAGTGGGCCTTTTTTATTTCTCCCTCTTCCACACAGCACTTCCCAAAAGCGGAGGTGGAGTATGTATCGAATGGACAAAATCACAACTGGTGTGAGCTACGGTTTTGCCGGAGCAAACGGAGGGTTCTGGGTGCTCCAGCTACTGGATAAAGTCTCGCCCTCACAATGGGCGGCTATTGGTGTTCTCGCGAGCGTCCTGTTTGGTCTGCTGACGTATCTGACCAATCTGTATTTCAAAATCAAAGAAGATCGGCGCAAAGCCGCCAGGGGTGAGTGATGGCAAACAGGGCAAAGCTTAGCGCGGCAATGTTGTCTCTCATCGCCGCGGGGGCATCAGCGCCGGTACTGTTTGATCAGTTCATCAGCGAGAAAGAAGGTAACGCACTTGTAGCCGTTGTTGACCCGGGTGGCGTCTGGTCACTGTGTCACGGCGTAACGGTCATTGACGGTAAGCCAGTAGTTAAAGGCCAGCGTGCAACAGAAGCACAGTGCAAGAAGGTAAACGCCATCGAGCGTGACAAGGCGCTTGCATGGGTAGACCGAAATATCAAAGCGCCACTAACTGAACCGCAGAAAGTAGGTATTGCGTCATTCTGCCCGTACAACATCGGCCCCTCTAAGTGTTTCCCCTCGACGTTCTACCAGCGCATCAATGCTGGTGACCGTAAAGGTGCGTGTGAAGCTATTCGCTGGTGGATTAAAGATGGTGGTCGCGACTGCCGGTTAACCAAAGGCCAGGCGAATGGCTGTTATGGACAGGTAGAGCGACGGGATCAGGAAAGCGCACTGACGTGCTGGGAGCTGGATAAATGACGCCAAAAGCCTGGTTGATAATCGGTGCTGAGTTACTGCTGTCGCTTCTGCTGATTTATATCCTGTTTGATCAAATTAGCACTGAGAAAAAGCGGGCCGACGATGCCACATCGCTGGCTAAACAGCGTCAGGAAACCATTGACGATATGACAGTACGTCAGCGTGATGTCGCCACGCTTGATGCAAAATACACCGGAGAACTTGCAGATGCTAAAAAACAGCTTGAAAATCTGCAG